TGTTAAAATTGCATCTGTTACTTCACAAACAGTTGTTGTTCTTGATAAAGCAATTACAGTTGCAAACGACATACCTCTTGTATTCGCTGCAGATGGTGGATCAAACGTAGAGGCAAAAGGTGAAGAATACGAAGTAACTGCTGTTTCTGGAGATGTTTTAACAATTCGTTTACTTGATGACCCTGCTGGTGCTGGACTACAAACTGTAATTCCAGACAACTCACTTATCACAAGACGTTGGAGATTTTCTGACTTATTTGATGAAGCGCCTGGAACATCTTCTTGGGCCACTGCAAATGCTCGTGGAGAACAAGATGAAATCCATGTTGCTGTATATGACACAGTTGGTGATATCACAGGTAATGCTGTTGGTGTTGCTGGTCAAAGAACAGCTGCAGTCATGGAAAGATTTGCAAATATGTCAAAGAACCCTAATGCTAAAACTGCACAAGGTTCTAATAACTATTATCCAGATGTTATCTTTGCACAATCACAGTTTATCTACTGGACAGACCATCTTGCTGCTGGTTCAAACTGGGGAACAGATGTTGCATCTGGTACAGATTACACATTAGTATCTGGTGTTGACGTTTCTACATTAACTGGTGGAACAGACGATTATGCTACAACAAATGGTGAAATTGCACTTGCATATGATAAGTTCAATGATACAGAATCATTAGACATTAACTTAGTTATTGGTGGTTCATCTAGTATCGCTGCTGATACAGAAGCAAATATGGATACTCATGTAACAATGATTACTGCACTTTGTGAATCTCGTAGAGATTGTGTAGGATTTGTTTCTCCATATCGTGCTGCTACAGTTGGAGTTGCATCTTCACTTACTGCGACTGAAAATGTAACTGAAGCATTTGATACTTGTCCTAGTTCATCATACATGGTTTTCGATAGTGGGTACAAGTATATGTACGATAAGTATTCTGATGTATATAGATTTGTTCCATTAAACGCAGACATTGCTGGACTTTGTGCATTTACAGATAATATTGCAGAAAGTTTCTTCTCTCCTGCTGGATATAACAGAGGAAATATTCGTGGTGCAGTTAAGTTATCTTACAACCCTACAAAGGCAGAAAGAGATCAACTTTACAAAAAACGAGTTAATCCAGTTGTTAATTTCCCAGGCCAAGGAGTTGTACTCTTTGGAGATAAAACTGCATTAACAAAACCAAGTGCGTTTGATAGAATTAACGTAAGACGATTATTCTTACTTCTAGAAAAAGCAATTGCTACTGCTGCAAAGTTTCAACTTTTTGAGTTCAATGATGAGTTCACAAGAGCACAATTTAGAAACTTAGTAGAACCATTCTTGAGGGATATTCAAGGTAGACGAGGTATTTCAGACTTTAGTTTAAAGTGTGATGATACAAACAATACTGGAGAAGTCATTGATAGAAATGAGTTTGTTGCAGATATCTTCATCAAACCTGCTAGGTCAATCAACTTTATAACATTAAACTTTATCGCAGTACGAACTGGGGTTGCGTTTAGTGAGGTAGGAGGTTAATCATGGCACAGATAGATGACTTTAAAGCAAACTTAATCGGTGGTGGTGCAAGAGCCAACCAATTTAGAATAACTATTACTCCCCCACCTGGCATTGCAATTGGACTTGATGTTCGTAGAACTTCATTTTTAGTGTCTGCTGCAGCTATTCCAGCAATAGATATGGCATTTATTCCAGTACCATTTAGAGGAAGAAACGTATTCTATCCTGGCGATAGACCAGACCCAGGCGATTGGTCAACAACTTTCTATAATGATACAGACTTTATGATACGAAATGCAATGGAAAGATGGTCTAATGGTATTAACGATTTCGCAAATAATACTGGACTTACAAACCCTGCTGATTTTCAAACTGACTTGCAAGTAGAACAGTTGGATAGAGATGATACAATTCTAAAGACATATCTCCTTAGAAATTGTTTTCCAACAAATATTGCAGAAATAACATTAGATATGTCTTCAAATGATGCTATTGAAACATTTGCAGTAACTTGGAAGTATACACACTTAGAAGCTTCAGGTGTTAATTTCTAACCTACTAAATAGAACACAATAGTAGGAGATATTATGGCGGAATTATTTGGTTTCAAATTTGAAAAAATAAAAGACTCTGGCTCTCAAGAGAAGTTTACTGAACCTAGTTCAGAAGACGGAACTCTTGAGGTCGCTGGAGGCGGTTTTTATGGACAACTTCTAGATACTGATGGTAGAGAACGAACCGAGCAAGACTTGATTCGTAGATATCGTGATATTGCACAACAACCAGAGTGCGATAGTGCGATTGAAGACATCATCAATGAGGGTATTGTTGCGAATGAAAAAGACCAAGCAGTTGCAATCGAACTTGATAGACTTATCATGCCTAAAAGAATTAAAGAAAGAATCAGAGAAGAATTTGATTCTGTTCTTGAACTATTAGATTTCGATACAAAAGGTCACGACATATTCAGACGTTGGTATGTTGATGGTAGACTATTTTATCATAAAGTTATTGACCAAAAGAATCCACGAAAAGGTGTCCAAGAACTACGATACATAGAACCTAAAAAGATTCGTAGAGTTAAAGAGATAAAGAAAGATGTTAAAAAGGGAACAAGTGTTGAACTTGTGACTAGTGTAAACGAATACTTTCTTTATAATGACAAAGGTCTTAAAACTGGAACTACAGAAGGTATTAAGATTGCACCTGACAGTATAACTTATGTTCCATCTGGTTTGATTGACCAGAACAAAGGTCATGTACTTTCACATCTACACAAAGCAATTAAACCAGTTAATCAATTACGCATGATTGAAGATGCGTTAGTTATTTACAGAATATCAAGAGCTCCAGAACGTAGAATATTCTATATTGATGTGGGTAACTTACCTAAGATTAAAGCTGAACAATATCTTAAAGATGTTATGAATAGATATAGGAACAAGTTAGTTTATGATGCATCATCTGGTGAAATCAGAGATGACAGAAATCATATGTCTATGTTAGAAGATTTCTGGTTGCCAAGACGAGAGGGTGGTCGTGGTACTGAAATTACTACATTACCAGGCGGTTCTAATCTTGGTGAGATTGATGACATAGAATACTTCAAGAAAAAACTATATCGTTCTCTGAATGTACCGATTTCAAGGTTAGAGGCAGAAGCTGGTTTTAGTCTTGGTCGTTCTACAGAGATTACAAGAGATGAACTTAAATTTACAAAGTTTGTACAGAGGTTAAGAAAGAAGTTTACACCTCTGTTTACTGATATTCTAAAGACACAACTTATTCTCAAAGGTGTGATTACTTTGGAGGATTGGAAAAATATAAGTCAACACATTCAGTATGACTTCTTACAAGACGGACACTTTGCAGAACTCAAGAAAGCAGAGTTAATGGAAGATAGAATTAATGCGTTAGGTTCTATTGAAAGTTATATTGGTACATTCTTTAGTAAACAATGGGTACAGAAAAACGTACTAAATCTTTCTGATAGAGAGATTGATGAGATGCAGAAACAAATCAATATAGAAGCTGGACTTGATTCAGATGAGGGTGGTGTTGATGTACCAGATGGTTCAGATGGAATTACTAGATACCCATCAGTTGATGGAACTGCTTTACCAGCAGATGATGCTGCAAAGTATCAAGGTCAAACTACACCAGAAGATGAAAAAACTGCAGCTGAAGTAGATAAAATAAAAGCAGATGCAAAAAATGGAAATGGAGATAAATAATGAGTGCAGAAAATTTTGTAAATCAACTACAAAACAAAAACAACTTAGGTGCTGAAGATGCATTTAAAAGTGCAATGACAGATAAAGTTGCACAATCACTAGAAATGAAAAGAAAAGAGGTTTCTCGTTCTTTTGTAAAGAATCACATACCAGAAGTAGAGGAAGATGAAGCAGTTTAATTCATTATATACATCTCTCCCAGAGAAAGATGAACATAAAAAATCTAAGCAGTATAAAAAACTTTCACCTAAAATGAAAGATGCTGTTGATGATATTTTTAATAAAATGGACACTAAACCTTCAGATTTCCTAAATACTTTTGAAAAAACTATTAATCAAGTATCTAAAAAATATAAGGTGCCAGAAAAGGAACTTATGGGATATTTTGAAAAAGAAATGTTAGCATTTTAAGGAGTTAAATAATGTCATTCGTAACAACAACATTGAGAGATACAGTAGTCAATGCACCTAAAGCTGGTGGAATGGTAACAGTAAAAGCAGTATTTGATAATGATACTGCAACTAATCTTATTCTAGACGGAGATGGTTTAGACGGATTTGCTAATGGAGCAAAGGTAGATTTACTAAGAGCATGGTGGTCTTTTACACAAGGTACTGCTGCTGGAAATACTGGTGATTGTATTATTGAATTTAAAGGTGCATCATCTGATGTTGTTGCATTACATCTTGCTGGAACTGGACACTATGATGGTTCTGCTGGTGCAATCAAAGCTGCAGCGACTAATACAACTGCAACATCTTCTGATATTACAGCACAAACAAGAGGAACATCTGGTTTTGTAATTTTAGAACTTAGAAAAGATGAAGCGTTTACTGGATAAAGGATAAAATTATGGGTTACACATTAAAATTAATATCAGAACATATTGACCACAATACTGATTATCTAATCGAACAAGATGAAAAGTCTGGTAAGAAAAACTATAAGATAAAAGGTATCTTTATGCAGGCAGATATTAAGAATCGTAATGGTCGTATGTATCCTATGGAAATACTAAGTAAAGAAGTAAATAGATATAATAAAGAGTATGTCAATGAGAATCGTGCATTTGGAGAGTTAGGGCACCCAGACGGGCCAACAGTTAATCTCGAAAGAGCATCTCATATGATTACATCTTTAAAACCAGAAGGTAATAATTTTATCGGAGAAGCAAAGATACTTTCAACCCCTATGGGTGAGATAGTAAAGTCTTTGATGGATGATGGTGCAAAATTAGGAGTATCATCTAGAGGCATGGGAAGTTTAGACCAGAAGAATGGTGCAAACGTAGTGAGAAAAGACTTTTACCTTGCAACTGCAGCTGATATTGTTGCAGACCCATCTGCTCCCAACGCATTTGTTGAGGGTATTATGGAGGGTAAAGAGTGGATTTGGAATAACGGATTAATACAAGAAGCCGAAGTTCAACAAATCAAAGATAACATAGAAGAAAATCACAGAACTAATAATTCTGCAGCGGATAGTTTAGAGTTCGCTAGGTTTCTTCAAAAGTTATAATTTATAAATAACTTGTATAAACATTTAATAAGGAGAAAATCCCCATGGCAAATGAATTAGATAAAACCATTGAGGAATTAGAAGCAGAAGTACTTAGTGAATTGGAAGAAGCTAATGGTGCAGATGCTCCTATGAAATCAGCTGGTAAAGCCGACAAAATGGACTCAATTCCTGGCGAAGTTCAAGATACAGGATCACCTGTAGTTTCACCAGATCAAAAAGATGCAGCTGCAAAAAAAGTTGCTGCAAAAGCAAAACCAATTGGTGGAGATGCACAACAGAAGTCACAAGGTAAAGCAGACTCTATGGATAAACCAAATGATGGTACATCAAAAGTTGCAAAACCTCTTGCTGCTGGTTTTGAAGCAGAAGGTGATGAAGTTATCGCAGAGATGGATCATCCAAAAAAAGAAAACATGACCAAAGACAAAATGATTAATGCTATGAAAGATATGATGATGGGTATGCATAAAGAGAAAAAAGATGTTATCCAAGCAACATATGACAAAATGATGGCTGCATACGGAGAAGGCGCTCACGAAGAAACAGAGGAAGAAAAAGAGAAAAAAGAATCTGTTGAAAATCGTTTGAAGTCTATTGATGTATCTGAGCACGTTAATGCATTAATGAATGGTGAGGGTGACCTTTCCGAAGAATTTAAGAGAAAAGCTGCAACTGTGTTTGAAGCTGCTGTTAAATCAAAAGTTCGTTCTGAAGTAGAAAGAATGGAAGACGAATATAAATCTGAACTGGAAGAAAATATAAACGCAACTAAGGAAGAATTAACTGAAAAGGTTGATTCATACATGAATTATGTTGTTGAAGAATGGATGAAAGAGAATGAGTTGGCTATCGAAAGAGGCTTGAAAGGCGAAATCGCTGAAGACTTTATCTCTGGTTTAAAACAATTGTTTGAAGACCACTATGTTGATGTTCCAGATGAAAAATATGATGTGCTTGAAGCACAATCAGAAAAAATTTCAGAACTAGAAGGTAGAATTAATGAGATGATGGAAGAGCAAATCCAGACAAAAACTCAAAATGCTATTCTAGTAAAGGAACAGGTAATGTCAGAAACTACTTCAGACCTTGCCGAAACAGAGATTGAAAAGTTTAAGTCACTTATCGAAGATGTAGATTTTACTACTGAAGAATCTTATCGTGAAAAACTAAGTACTTTAAAGGAAAGTTATTTCCCAAAGAGTGCTCCAGTCGTGACTGAAGCAATTGATGATGTAGAAACTGGTATCGCACAGGACATTGACACTTCTGACTCAATGGCAGCATATATGTCCGCTATTGGTCGAACAGTTAATAGTGCAAAATAACAATTTTATAAATAGTAGAAATTAAAAAGGAGAAACTAATGTTTCAAACAGAACATCTACAAGAAAAGTGGTCGCCAGTCCTTCAACACCCTGATTTACCAGAAATCAAGGATAGTTACAGGCGTGCCGTCACTACAATCATCTTAGAGAACCAAGAAAAAGCTCTAAAAGAAGACAAAAACTTCTTAACAGAAACAGCTCCAACATCATTTGTTGGTGGTAACGCTGCACTAGATACATGGGATCCAATTTTGATCTCACTAGTAAGACGTTCTATGCCTAACCTTATTGCATATGACATCTGTGGTGTTCAACCTATGACTGGCCCAACAGGTCTTATCTTTGCAATGAGAGCAAGATTTGCATCTATGGATGGTGCAGAAGCACTTGCAGACGAGGCAATGCCTGGTAATGCAGATGCATCTAACCAAAACGCTGCTGGTACAATCGGTGGTGGTGACGTTGGTGCAACAGAAACTAATCCTGCTGTATTAAACGACAGTCCTGCTGGAACTTATACTAGTGCAACTGGTATGACAACAGTACAAGGTGAGGCACTTGGTGACTCTGGAACAAACGCTTTCGGTGAAATGGCGTTCTCAATTGAAAAGCATACTGTTACTGCTGTAACAAGAGCTCTTAAAGCTGAGTACACTATGGAACTTGCACAAGACTTAAAAGCAATTCATGGTCTTGATGCTGAAACAGAACTTGCAAATATTTTATCTGCTGAAATTCTTGCAGAGATTAACAGAGAAGTTGTAAGAAACATTTATGTTTCTGCTGTAAAAGGTGCTGCTGTTAATACAACTACTGCTGGTATCTTTGACCTAGATACAGACTCAAATGGTCGTTGGTCAGTTGAGAAGTTCAAAGGTTTAATGTTCGCAATCGAGAGAGATGCAAACGCTATTGGTCAACAGACTCGTAGAGGAAAAGGTAATATGATCCTATGTTCAGCTGATGTTGCTTCTGCACTTCAAATGGCTGGTGTTCTAGATTACACTCCTGCTCTTAACAACAACTTGAATGTTGATGACACTTCAACAACATTTGCTGGTGTTATGAATGGTAGATATAAAGTATATGTAGACCCATATGCTGCAAACGTATCTGCATCACAATACTACGTTGTAGGATATAAAGGAACTTCTCCATATGACGCTGGAATGTTTTATTGCCCATATGTACCATTACAAATGGTTCGTGCAGTTGGTGAAAACTCATTTCAACCAAAAATTGGTTTCAAGACAAGATATGGTATCGCCGCAAACCCATTCCATACTGGAACAGTTGCTGCTGCAGCTGATGGTGCGATTTCTATCTCATCTGCAACTAACAAATATTACAGAAAAGTTAAAGTCGCTAACCTTATGTAGTATCGGTTTTTTAACCAACCTAAAGAGAGAGGATTTATTCCTCTCTTTTTTTTGTTATAAATAGTAGTATGACAACAGAAACATCACCATTAAACAGACAACCAGACAAGTTAGACTATAGTAGTCCAACCCAGTTTAGGTTTATGATTAACCAGTTACCAAAGGTGCAGTTCTTTACAACTGCAGCCAACATTCCAGATATATCTTTGGGTGAAGCAGTAATACCTACACCATATAAAGATATACCAATCATGGGAGATAAAATTACTTTTGGTAATTTAGATGTGAGTTTTATTGTGGATGAGTACTTAGAAAACTATATATCAATACACAACTGGTTAATAGGTATTGGTTTCCCAAAGAATAGAACACAGTTTAGTTCTTTTAGAAGTGATACATCAAATAATCCAACATCTGCAAAAACTGTATCTACTGACAGAGTGGGCACTGCAACAGCAGATAGAGGAATGTATTCTGATGCAACTCTTACAATTCTATCAAATAAAAATAATCCTTTGGTAGAGGTTCGATTTGCAGATTTATTTCCTGTGTCTTTGAGTTCTTTGAGTTATAACAACCAAGCCACAGATGTAGATTATTTAACAGCAGAGATTAGTTTTCGATATAAATTATATGAGATAGTGACTTTATAAGTGAGATAATATGAACCTTGACGAATTGAAACTGCAAGTCCAGAGAGACTTGAAAGTAGATGATGAACACCTAGATACAGAATCATTAAAAAACCAAGAAATAAAAGCAACTTACCTAGACCATAAAACTAGATATGAACTTCTTTTGTATAGAGCAAAAGGAGATTACAAACGATTGTATCGTGAGAAATGGGAATACTATGGTGGTAAAGCTGATGCAAAAATATATGCATCAAAACCTTTTGACCTCAAAGTATTAAAGACAGACCTAGCAGTTTACATTACATCTGATGAAGAAATTATTAATGCAGAGAATAAAATTGGTTATTTAGAAACAGTCGTAGATTATATCAAAGGAGTTATCAAGTCAGTTGATAATCGTGGTTGGGATATAAAAAATGCGATTGAATGGAAGAAATTTGAAGCAGGAGCATCTTACTAATGATAGAATTTACAGACAATTTTTTAGAAGAACATATTGCACAATTGATTGATATGCAATTAAGAGAAGTGTCATGGAAATATGATTATGATTCAGTAAAGGGTGGTACAAATAAACACTGGCACGTTTTCTTAGGACATAATGTAAAAGAACTGGGAGATTTTACTCCTATCTGGAATCAGATTAGCGATAGGTATAATTATGAAATGGAAAGAGCTTATCTTAATGCACACACACATGGAATAGAACCACACATACATAGAGATGATGGGGATATGACTTTCATTTACTATCCAAGAATGGATTGGAGAATAGATTGGGGTGGTGGAACAGCAATCTATGATAACGAATTAAATAATATTACACATCATATCAACTATAAAGGTAATAGATTAATTAAGTTCCCAGCAAATCTACCACATCAAGCTCAACCAGTAAGTCGTGAATGTTACCAGTTGCGAACTTGTGTTGTATTTAAGACAACGAGAAAAAAATGAACTATTCAGTAATAAACTTTCCAAATAACCTAATACAAGACATATTGAGAAATAAAGAAGATACCTTGACAAAAGGAAATATAAATGATAAAAGTGGGTTGACAAAAAGAAATTCTAGTGTATCATGGATAAAGGAAAGAACTATATGTCAAAGAGTTTTTTCTGTAATGAAAAATAAAGCAGAAGATTTCTCAAATCTTTATGTTGATAATATAGAACCTTTACAATATTCTGAATATGACACAAGTCAAGAATATGGGTGGCATCAAGACTTAAATAATGAACCTTATTCAGATGGTAGAATTAGAAAGATATCTTTTTCTATATTTTTAAATGATAACTTTAAGGGTGGTGAGTTCGACTTAGAAATACATGGCCCTGATGCAAAACCAAGATACATATCAGAGTGGAAAAGAAGTAATGAAAACTGTATATTGTTTCATTCAGATATGTGGCATAGAGTAAGACCAGTAAAATCTGGTGTAAGAAAAAGTATAGTTGGGTGGTTATTAGGCCCAAAGGTTAGATAATGAAAATCTCAAAAGTTAATGAGGTTTACCTAGAGTTAGAGGTAAACGAAGATGTTTCTAGAGAACTATCTGATTATTTTACTTTTGAAGTACCAGGCGCTAAGTTCATGCCACAATATCGTAATCGTATGTGGGATGGAAAGATAAGATTGTTTTCACCTAGAAATGGTAGAATCTATGTTGGACTATTACCCTATGTAAAAGAGTATTGTTCAAAAAAGTCAATTGAATATATAATAGAAAAAGGAGTAGAAAATGACAGGAATGTTCTTCGTGAGAGCGTCAGAGATTTCGCAGAGTCCTTACGACCCAAGAGCAGGGGAAAACCTATACAATTTCGTGATTACCAGATTGATGCAATCTGGCACGCTATACAGTCAAATCGTTGTCTTCTTTTATCTCCTACTGCTTCAGGGAAATCACTCATAATCTATACACTTGTTAGGTATTATAACCTAATGAATCTAAAAACACTTATACTTGTACCTACTACATCATTAGTTGAACAGATGTATTCTGATTTTATCGATTATGGTTGGGAGGACAAATATATCCACAGAGTATATGCTGGTATGGATAAAGGTTCTAAAAAACCTGTAGTGATATCGACATGGCAATCTATTTACAAACTACATAGACCTTACTTTGCACAATATGGTTGCATTATAGGAGATGAAGCTCATCTATTCAAAGCAAAATCTCTAACAGATATTATGGCGAAGTCAGGGGAAGTCAGGTACAGGTTCGGTTTAACTGGTACTTTAGATGGAACTCAAACACATAGACTTGTACTTGAGGGCTTATTCGGTCAAGTTAAGAAGATTATTTCAACAAAGGAACTAATCGACAGGGGAACTCTTGCAGAATTAGATATTGATTGTATTGTATTGAAACACACAGAAGAAGAAGCCAAGAGAGTTAGATATTATACATATGCAGAAGAAATAAACTATTTGGTTTCA